CACTGTTAAGGCATACGAACGTGGTACTACAATCACACCGCAAGACCTTGACGATGAAGACTTCACACTGACCGTTGACAAAGCAAACTACTTTGCATTTAAAGTTGACGACATTGAAGAAGCACACTCGCACGTTAACTTTGAGTCTCTCTCAAGCAACCGTGCTGCATACCGCTTGTCCGACCAGTTTGACGCAGACGTACTGGGTTACTTAACTGGCTTTAAGCAAGCTGCAATTAGCGGCAACGCTAACGTAGTTAACAACATTGTTAACGGCACTGTTTCAGTTCCAACAGCAGGTACAGATGAACTTCTTACCTCAATGAAACTGACTGCTGCTGACTTCAATGCTGGTAACGCAGCTAACTGTGTGGGCCTAAAGCCTCGCGCATCCGAAGCTGTACCAACAACTGCTGGTGTTGCTAACCCACTGACAGTGATTGCACGTATGGGTCGTCAACTCGACCTACAAAACGTGGACTCACAAGGTCGTTGGTTGGTAGTTGACCCCGTGTTTGTTGAACTACTGAAAGATGAAGACTCACGTTTGTTTGATTCAGACTTCGGTGGTGCTGGACTACAAAACGGTTTGATTTTGAATAACCTGCATGGCTTTAAAGTCCATGTTTCTAACAACTTGCCTTCTATTGGTACAGGTCCATCTACTACAGGTGGAACTAATGCTAATAACTTTGGCATGATTGTTGCTGGTCATTCTTCAGCGGTTGCTACTGCTGACCAAATCAACAAGACAGAAACATACCGTGACCCTGACAGCTTTGCTGACATTGTTCGTGGGATGCATTTGTACGGTCGCAAGATTCTTCGTCCTGAAGCGCTTGTTAACGCTAAATACTGCTTGCTGTAGAGGAGATTAGATTATGGCATTAGGTGATAATACACTCCAAGCGGCACGTGGCAACTCGCAGCGTGGTCGCAACCCATACATGGTTCAAACTACATTTAACTTTGCAACAGCACTGTCTGACAAAGGTGGCGCACTTGCCGCTGGTGATGTCATTCCAGTAATTGCTGTTAAAAAGGGAATGATGGTGATGAATGCAGGTATCGAAGTTGATACTGCTTCCGATGGTTCTACTCTTACTGTAGACCTTGGCATGATTGCGGCAGAAGATTTCATTGACGGTTTTGATGGAACTTCAGCAGCAGGTGTTGTAGCACAAAATCCAGCAGCCTATTCTCCACGAATGGCTGTTGCTGATGATAACATCGACCTTAAACTTGTTACACTTTCAGGTGGCGCAGTGACTACGGGTAAACTCCGTATCTGGGCTGTCATCATGGATTGTAATGATGAAGGTGATTTGACTGCTCAAGAAGTAGCACGTGACTTTGCTTAAATAACATAGTATTGGGGCAGGGCAACTTGCCCCTTTACTTCTTTTTTATCAAGGATATAATATGGCATATACCTATCTTGACATTACTAATGAAGTAATAGCACGTATGAATGAAGTTGCATTAACATCTGCTAACTTTACTGCTGCTCGTGGCTTTCAGGTTCAGTGCAAGAATGCCGTAAATGACTCTATCAATTATATTAATCAACGTGAATTTGGTTGGCCCTTTACCCATGCTACTACTACGCAAGTATTGGTAGCAGGACAAACAAGATACACTATTCCTACGGATGCACAATCAGTAGACTACGATACTTTTAGAATTAGTAAAGACGATGCCCTTGCGGTAGCCGGTATTACCTTACGGATTTTAGACTATAAAGAATACACTCAAAAATATATTGAACAAGAGACTACATCGAATGTGGGTGCGGTTCCTAATTACGTATTTCGTTCACCAGATAATAATTATGGTATGTATCCTTATCCTAGTAAGGCATATACTTTAAAGTTTGAATACTATAAAAAACCTACAGCTTTATCTGCACATGGGGATGTACCGCTAGTACCAGAACAGTACAGACAAGTAATCGTTGATGGTGCTACTGCATATGCTTATCAGTACCGTGGTGAAGCACAACAGTATGGAATTAACTTTTCTCGATTTGAAGAAGGCATCAAGCAGATGCAAACAATCCTACTTAATCGCGCTGATTATGTTAGGTCTACATATATTCCCTACTCACAAAAGTACGGTGCTGGTGCGGGTGGATTTTAGAGGTTTAAATGGCAGATGAATCTGGCCTTAATCCTTTTGTGTTTGCGTGTCAAGGTGGTCTAGTTCTCGACCAATCAACCTTTGCAATGCAACCGGGGATGGCACTTGAACTAGAGAACTTTGAACCTGCCACTACGGGTGGATACAGACGTATCTCAGGATATTCAAAGTGGAATACTAATATTGTTCCACAAGACCAGAGTGCTAATGAGTCTATATTAATGTCTGCATACTTTAAAGGTAACATCCTTGCAGCACGTGGGCGTAAGATACATAAGGGTGCAACAGGTAGTGGTGCTTGGTCAGAGATTGATGCAGGTAGAACAGGCGCAGGTAGATATACATTCTTTAGGTACACCCTAGCAGGTACAGAATTTATAGTATGGGCTGATGGTGCTAATCATGCATCTAAGTATGACAACAGTACTATTACAGATATTAATGGTACAGGCGCACCATCTAATCCTAAGTTTGTAACTGGTTTTAAAAATGCGTTGTTCTTTGCTGGTATGTCTTCTACTCCACAGGAGTTAGTATTTACCGCACCATACACAGACACAGATTTTAGTACAGCTAATGGTGCTGGTTCTATATCGGTAGACAGTAATATAACAGGTTTGTTTCCTTTTCGTGACCAGTTATTTATTTTTTGTGAAGAAAGAATTTTTAAACTGGTTGGTAGTAGCATTGCAGACTTTCAACTACAACCTGTTACCAGAGAGATAGGATGCCTTAACGGATTTACCATTCAAGAATTTGCAGGTGACATTGTATTCCTTGGTCCCGATGGATTACGTACTGTTGCTGGTACTGCAAAGATTGGTGATGTAGAACTTGGAACAATTAGTCGTGCTGTACAAGAACGATTTGAAGGACTATCTGATGTAGATGAATTTGATAGTGTAGTCATATCAGATAAAACGCAGTATCGTATTTTCTTTTCTAATGCAGGTACACCTCGTTCTACTACAACAGGAGTAATTTGTGTACGTAAGGGTGATGCTTATGAGTTTGCAGACCTCAAAGGTATACGGCCTAGCAGTACAGATAATGTAGTTGTTACAGGTTCAAGCGTTGTCGTTCATGGAGATTTTGATGGTTTTATATATCGTCAAGAACAAGGTAGTGATTTCGATGGCAATGTTGTAACAGGTAAGTATCGTTCACCTGATTTAACTATGGGAGATGCGGGTATCCGTAAATCCTTTGACCGAGTTATTATTAACTATGCACCTGAAGCTGCCGTTAACGCTGATTTATTTGTACGTTACGATTATGAAGCACCACAAGTACCTAGACCAGCAGCATACCCGTTTGATAGTGCTTCAGTAGTAGCGGTATATGGTAGTTCTACTTACGGTACAGCAACATATGGTGGACAGTCTAACCCACTTATAAGACAGCCAATTGAAGGCTCTGGTTTTGCTATAGCATTACGAGTTAACGATAGAGGCACATCAGCCCCATATTCACTAAAAGGATTTCAGCTAGAGTTTCAGGCTGACGCAAGGAGATAATAAATGGCAGGTTATACCAGACAATCCAGTTATGCTGACGGTGATATTATTGAAGCAGCCGACAGTAATAACGAATACAATCAGCTACTAGCTGCATTTGTAAACACGTCAGGTCATAAACACGATGGTACTGCTGCTGAAGGTCCAGTCATTGGTTTGATTGGAGACCCCGGTGTTACTACGCCATTGAACAAGGTTGTTGTAGATGATACTAATAACCAAGTAGAATTTAATATAGATGTAGCTGGTTCTAGTACAGAACAGTTAGTTGTTAAAGATGGTGTAATTGAACCAACAACTAATAACGATATTGACTTAGGTTCTAGTTCTAAAAAGTTTAAAGATTTACACGTAGCTGGTGCCGCTAACATTGCAGGTACTATAACACTATCTGGTAATGTAATTGTATCTGGTACACTTGGTGCAGACTTAATTCCAGACGGTGACAATACTCGTGACATTGGTAGTACTGGTGCAGAGTGGAAAGACTTGTATCTTGATGGTACAGCAAACATTGATGCACTTGTAGCGGATACAGCAGACATCAATGGTGGCACAGTAGATGGTACAGTAATTGGTGGTAGCACTGCTGCCGCTGTTACTGGTACAACTGTTGTTGCTAACACTAGTATTAACATTGCAGGTGATGGCGCTACTGTAACAGGCATTAAAGATGAAGACGATATGGCATCTAACAGTGCCACTAAACTTGCTACACAACAGTCTATTAAGGCATATGTAGATAGCCAAGTAACTGCACAGGATTTAGACTTTGCAGGTGATAGCGGTGGCGCACAGAATGTAGACTTAGATAGTCAGTCTCTTACCTTTACAGGAGGTACTGGTATTGATACTACAGGTTCTTCTCAGACTGTTACTTTTGCTATTGACAGCACTGTAGCCACTCTAACAGGGTCACAGACGCTAACTAACAAAACCCTTACCAGTCCTATATTAAATACAGGTATCAGTGGTACAGCCTTCTTAGACGAAGATAACATGGCTTCTAACAGTGCTATTAAGGTAGCGTCACAGCAGTCAATCAAAGCCTATGTAGATGCTGAAGTCGCAAGTGTTCCCGGTGGTGACGTAACTCTAAATGGTACACAAACATTAACAAACAAGACTTTAACAAGTGCTGTATTAAATGGTACAATAAGTGGTACATCTATTAAAGATGAAGACAATATGTCATCTAATAGCGCTACACACTTAGCAACGCAGCAATCAATTAAAGCATACGTAGATACACAAGTAGCTACTATACCAATAGGTGATATTACTTCTGTAGTTGCTGGTACGGGTATGACTGGTGGTGGTACATCTGGTGATGTCACACTCAATGTTATTGGTGGTACAGGTATCACTGCTAACGCTGATGAAATTACTATTGATGCTACTGTAGCTACTTTATCAGGTACACAAACTCTTACAAACAAAAGCATTGATGCAGCACAGCTTACTGGCACAGTAGCTAACGCAAGA